GTGTCACCATGGGTCGTCACAAATCGTCACCCGATGACATATCGAGGAACGCTCTGGCCCAGAGACGCAGCAGGGATCGGCGCAAGGCGAGGGCATCGGCTGAGGTTGGGGCTGATCTGTCGGGGATCATGTCGGACGAGATGGCCGATGACCCCGGATCCGACTCGCTGGGCCCCGCAGGCATGGTCGGAGACTACTCCAGCGGCTCATCAGGGAGCCAATCCCTGGAGGAAGAGCAAGCGCTATGGGTGCGGCGTCGGCGCGAGATAACCGAGCTGGAGCTGGCCAAACGCCGTGGCGAACTCGTCCCGATTGCCGATGTCCGCACCCAGTCAGCGGCAATGGGCAGGCGCATCCGAATCGCGCTTGACAAAATCCATCAGCATCTTCCGGCCCATCTGTCGCCAGAGTCACGCTCCGAGTGCGAGCGGGCCATCGCGGTTGCGGTGTCAGCGGCAATGGCAACGGTCTGATGATCGACCTCATCGGGCCTGGTCTATCTGCACTGCAATCAACAACTCCTACAGTGGTTGACTTTGCCTCCACCGTTCAGTTGCCGGATGGCGGCGGTGGAATCTACGATCCGACCAGTCACCCGGCCCAGCACTGCGTATTCCTTGCGGCTGATTCCGGCTCGTCGTCGATCTCAATCGTTAAGCCCGTGCAGGATGGAGGCTCGCTCGCCTCCTTCGTTTTGATTCTGCGAAGAGTGCACGCGCTGGCGCAAACTGGCATAATCGCATACCCGACGATGTCAGCGGCTCGGGATGCATGGACTACCAAGATCTGGCCCATCCTGATGTCTCAGGGCGGCTCTGTCCCCCAATCTGGCGGCGGATCTCGCGGCGGCGCGGCATCTGTTGTATCACTACCATCAGGCGGGCGCTGTATACTGCGGGCGGCAGGCGGGCGGCATGAATCCGGCCAGGCAAGCGCAACCGGCGACTGCCTCCTCATCGACGAAGTAGACGACTGGCCCGACTACCGGCGCATCAAGTTAATCAACCAGCGCATAACAAAAAGCCAAGACCCACTGATTGTTTACGTTTCAACGGTAAAAATCGACGGCGAAGGGAAAGACGGCTCGCACATTCTGCGCCTATACGATGAAGGAACCAGGACGCGCATTCACTACGAATGTCCGCACTGCCAAGTGTACCAGCCGTACGAAATGGAGATGATAGATTACGACCACCGCTGTCTGGTCTGTCCTAATTGCTCCGCGATGATCACCGAGTCCCAGCGGATCGCATCACTCAAGACCTGGAAGCGAGTGGACGGGGCAAAGTCGCGTCGGTTCTCAATCCTCTGGTCTGCGCTCGACTCGCCATTCCCGATTGTGGTTAACGGCTCGCGCTTCCCAATCCTAGATGGCCTGACGGAAGAGTATCAACAGGCGCAGACACATGCGGCGATAGGCGACCATAGCCTAATGCGACAGTATTACCGCGACCGATTCTGTCGGCCATATCGGGACGACAAGCTCACCGACGAAGACGGGCAAACCATCATCCCGACGCGCAACAGACTAGCCGCCCTGTCTGCCGCATCCCTAATCAACCTAGACGTAGACCGCAAAGACGAAGACGGCGACTCCGTCCACCTCGCTCACGTCCCCGAATGGTGCGAGCATATATCCATCGGAGTAGACGTTCAGCGCGGTGGAGACAAAGCCCCAGGCCGTTTGTATTTTGCGGCCATCGGCAGGGGCGGCGGACGCGGGGCAATCGTCGGATGGGGCACCATCATATCCTCGCCAAAGGGCAGGCCGCCATCCACGCAAGAGCTTCACCAATCGCTCGACAGGCTCGATGGAATCCTACGCGACTGGTCACCGCATGCGCCAATTGTCAGGCATGGCGTAGACGTAGGCGACAGACAAGACGAGATCCGCCAATGGCTGCGCAGTCATCCCGACTGGTGGGCCGTCAAAGGCTCGGGCACCATGAAGGCCGCAACTGGCGACTGTGCAGGCTGGCTCTACCGGCGCACGCAAGAAGGTATGTGGCGTCTCTACTTCGTCGACACTGAGAACGCCACCCGTGCCGTGCATGGCGAGCTGCTCGCGGCCACGGGCCATGGATCGCTCGCAATGCCTCGCACCCTCAGGCGCGAGTCTGCATTGATTCTGCATATTTGCGGGACGGTAGAATACGAACCTGGCAAATGGTCCAGCAAGCCAGCCGACAGATTGCGACATCATCCAGAATGGCAATTCCGTCACGACTATCTCGACTGCCTCGCGTACGCACGGGCGATGGTTTACCATTGGGAATCGAAGCAGCCCAAAGAATCAACTGCAGATACAACGCAGCCGACACACTCACAACCCGCTACCTCATGGGTAGGCGGATCATCAGACACACCGCAAGGCGGGGATTGGATCAGCTAATGAGCGCACCTATCGGATGGACAAAAGGCGACACGACGGGCGTGGCATGCGTCGCATGTTGTCCGATTTGCGGCGAGACAACCAAGCAGCGCCACCGTGGCAAGCGAGTCTACAATGACCGCGTTACTTGGTTTCAATGCATGCACGGTTGCGGTCGCTACAAAATGGAAGCCAAGAAGGCAGCTAAAGCTCTGGTGGTTGTCTTTACTTAATTTGGTGCGGTCGTTATCCCAACCGCCGAGGAATCCTTGCCTCGCCTTGCCATGCCCAGCCCCGCCACGCCTTGCCTCCTACATGGTCCCCGAGTTATCCATCGGGGGTGGAGTCCTTGCCAAGCCCCGCCTTGCCCCGCCTTGCCCGGCCGAGCCTCGCCTTGCCATCTACATGGTCCCCGAATTATCCATCGGGGGTGGAATCCTTGCCCTGCCCCGCCCGGCCATGCCCCGCCGAGCCTTGCCAAGCCCTGCCTCCTTACGTCACTTCAATATTTTTCGCAGCCCGCTTGAGGGCCGCCATACGCGCCCCCCAGACGCACAGTCTGCGGTCATGCGCCTGCTGTTCCGCAGACGACAGCCGCGATGCATCGACGATGTTTGCCAGCGCTGAGACCTGGCGGCGCACCATATGGATACCGTTTTCGCCGCGGTCGTTGTGGTACGCGCTCGCCTCAGGGTCAGTGTTTATGTGCAACCCGCCCTTGCTGATGCGAACACTGATAGGGGTGCCTTCACGGAATGATTTCTGCATGATCTCATCGCGCAGTTTCAGCAGTCGGAATGCGTACCGACCAGACGTAGGGTCTCCGGAAATACATCCGATTTCGATCAGTCGATCTGATGTCAGCGTATTCCCCTTCACAATTTCCGCAGCGGGAATGCCTGGCCATGCCATCGCCTCAGCGAGATCTTCAGGTTCGATTTCTTCAGGTTCATTGCTCATTTTAAGCTCCTTGGTTATTGGTGGACCTGCTATGAATCCCGCAGGTCCAGAGGGTTCCTTGCCTTGCCCGGCCGAGCCTTGCCCCGCCGTGCCCCGCCTGGCCTCCTACATGGTCCCCGAGTTATCCATCGGGGGTGGAATCCTTGCCTCGCCCTGCCGCGCCGCGCCTCGCCTTGCCATGCCTCGCCCCGCCTCCTACATGGTCCCCGAGTTATCCATCGGGGGTGGAGTCCTTGCCTCGCCCTGCCCGGCCGAGCCCCGCCGAGCCTTGCCCCGCCCAGCCATCTCAGATACGAGTAACCTCAAATCGCCCAAAGCGCGGACGCCAATCTCCAATGCCGACCTGTTGTCCAGCGACTTTTAAGATTTCAAAAATCTCAGGCTCATCAATCACATTTTGGTCGAATGTGATTGGAACCACGGCAGACCAAACCCGGAAAATAGGACGAGTACGCATGACTCGGGCGGTCCCTACTCGGACGGGTACGCGGTGCGTGTACTTTCCGCTGGCAAACATATCCATGATATTCTGCGGTCCATCGTGACGAAATTCTGCGTCGTCCTCTACGATCAGCCCGGCCTTTGCCGCGTTCCCCTGCTTAAGTTTTTTAGCCCCGGCGATCAGCATCGCCTCGATGGAATTAGCTGGCAGAACAAGCCGCGCCGACTTCTCAACAGTCACCTCGCCGTCCTGCAATTTATCAGCACCGCCATCGTGATAAATCGACATAAACCATTCAATCCGACTGAATGAACCCTGGTCCTCATCCGTTTTGCTTTTCTTTTTCGAGAGCCGTTTCATTTCCTTGGCGTACTGATTGAGCGGATCAATCGCCTGCCCCGAATGCATGAGCAACGGCGAAAGCCCGGTGATGTTATATTTTGAGGTATTCATGGTAGGCACTTTGGCCAGGGCGGGAGACTAAATCCGCGTGAGTCGTCGCTCATAGTTTTGGCGCGGCTCCGAATGCAATGTAATTCCGTAGCGCTCATGCCACCGCCCCGGGTGCCTCTGGCCTCAACCAGCTACCCTGTATCCGATGGCGACAACCGCACAGGTACAGGCTGCACTCGCGGACGCGCAGGCAAATGCCCTCGGCTGGGGCGACAAAGCGGCGTTGCTCCGTCGCGCAATCGATAACGCAATTATCAACGGATCCGGTGAATGCGAGCTGCCATGGCAGACCACCGGCGCTAACGGCATTTCCATTACGCGCATCACGATCAAGGAAGCCGTCGATATGGCTATTCGTTTTGAGTCGCTGGATTGTGGCGGAATCGTTGGCCAGTTGGTAGAGTTCTCATGAGTTCCAATTCATACCAGGGCGCAAGTTCAAATCGCATCCAAGGGCAATGGCTCGGTACTGATCCTGATGCCGATGAGTTGTGGGTCTCTGACGCCAACGAACTGGCGACACGTTCAGCCGATGCCGTGCGAAATGACGTGGTCATGGCGGCGCTCATGGCCGCGAAGACCATGGGGGAACAGGGCGCACGCGGGCTAAAATTCCGCAGCCTCGTGGATCTTGACGGCGACGAAGACTCGACCAGCACGGCAGAAACCGATCTCCGGCAGCATATCGAAGAAGAAATCAGCGAAGCATCAGAGGGCCGTTCACTGGACGCATCCGGTGTAATGACCAGGCGCGAACTAGAGACGGGACTATCTGAACAGGCCGCAATTGGTGGCGAAGCGTTTGCTGTTCGCTGCTGGATTCCAGGCCGCGCATGGTCATACGGCGCGACTTGCTGGCGCTTCCTGCGTCGCGATCGAGTTAGCAATCCCCCCGGCATGTCGGACTCCGCGACTCTGTACCAGGGTATTGCGCTGGACTCCAACGGCGCACCAACTGGCATCTGGGTATGTCCCCCTCGTCGAGCTGGAGTTTACTCCTACAAAAAATCAGAGTGGTCATTCGTTAATTGGTACGACGAAAACGGCGTTTCGTGCGTCATTCATCGCATCGGCAAGCGAGTCCCCGGCTCATACCGTGGCGTGTCCATGTTCTCGCCGCTCCTCTATCTGGCGACGCAAGTCAAGAAGATGATTGACGCCTATGTCGTGGCAAAGCGCATCCAGGCATGTCATCCAATTTTCATTAAGTGCGAAGATCCAGCAGCGGCGGCAAAGAAAGATCGCAACGGCGCAGTCTGGGGACCGAATACCACTCTTGAGCCGGGCAAGGTCTACTACGTCGGGCCTGACGCTGAAATGTTCTTTCCATCCTGGGCGTTCAACGGCCAGGATATGCAGGCGTTTCTTGATACTTTATATCGCAATCAATTCGCCGCATGGGGGTTGCCTATCGATGTTGTACTTGCACAGCTTGGCAAGACCAACATGGCCGCGAGTCGGTCGGCATGGCTGCAGTTTTACCGCCAGTGTGAGAAGTGGCAGGATGATCACATTGAACAAGTCTCGTCGATCATCGACGCAAACATCATTCAAGAAGCGATTCTATCGGGCCGGATCATTGCACCACAGGGGATGACTCTGCGGCAATTGATGAAGGGCCGCTATGTTCGCCCTGCACGCTCTATGCCTGACCCTCTCAAAGAGGCGAATGCAGTGGCTGCATGGAAGGATCTGGGCCGCGATCTCACCGGCTTGTTTGGCGAGTCTGGCGTTGACTTCCGCGATTCGATCATGCAGCGGGAAGAGGACGATAGGACCATGTCGGCGGCTGGCCTCGGTGACAATCCAAGCGCAGAATCAGTCCGCCAACAAGACGCAGATTTTGTTTTGCGCGTGGCATCGGCGAAGTCCGCAATCGACGCAAACAAGCTTGAAGATCTTACCTGGCCAGCGGTCATTGCCGCAGCGGGAGCGGTGTCCGCCCCTGGCGCATATATGCAGGGCGTTTCCGGAGTGCAGACATCACTAGTGCCAGAGTCACCGGACGCACCGGTCCCCCCAGAGCCAGACGAACAGGCTGAGGATGAAGAGACACAAACTGAGGAAGACGCCCCATGAGCCCCGCACTTCGCTTTCTATCGGCTCAACATTGGGCAATCATCCCCGGCGTTTTCGATTCGCTGATTCGCATCGTTGAGAATCACGACGCGGGTATTCGCGCCACGCCTGAACAGGTCCGCGAGGCTCAGGGCCACCGCGCCGCGTTCGGAATGGAAGACATGGCGGGCGGCGGCGAACCGCTGATGCAGATCCGTGGCGATACCGCAATCATCCCGGTACGTGGCGTACTTGCCCGATACTCTGACCAAATCAACGGCGCGTGTCAGGATCAGGGACGCAGCGCTGAGAGTATCCAGGCCGACTTGTCGAAGGCCGCAAGTAATCCGAACATCTCACGCATCATCCTCCGCATTGATTCCCCAGGCGGCTCAGTCGCGGGCACCGCTGAAACGGGCGCGGCTATTCGTGCGGCGTCGGCATCTGGCAAGCAGGTCATAGCATTCGTTGACGGTCTCGCCGCGTCTGCCGGTTACTGGCTCGCATCGCAAGCGGATCAGATTGTAGCGTCCGCCCCCGGTTCATTGGTCGGCTCAATCGGCGTCATCATGGCGCTTGTCGATGCCTCAAAGAATCAGGAAAAGGCAGGCTATAAAGTACACGTTGTTCGCTCCGTAGGACTCAAAGCACCAGGGACTGCAAATGAGGCTATCAACCCCGAACAGCTCGCCTCTGTCCAGAAGGTTGTTGCCGACTTGCATCAGCTATTCGCTGACGCGGTATCTACCGGGCGCGGCATGGACCAAGCGCAGATGGACCGCGCCGCAACCGGTGAAGTGTTCACCGCGACCGAGGGCATGCGCTTAGGGTTGGTTGATTCCATTCAGTCCTGGGAATCGGTCGTTTCTTCGATGGACCGTAGCACTCGTGCCAGCCGTGCGATTGATAGCCAATCTGTTACATTACCTTCAAGCAATCTACTCGGAGATTCTGACATGTCGCTGATAAAACAAGCCAAGGCCATTGCTGACGCGCACCCTTCACAGGCTGCACTCGTCTGGGAAATGGCTGCGTCGGATCACACGGAAGAGCAGATTATCAAGGCTGTCGAATCCAAAGAAGTCGAAGCCAAGCACGCAGCTGATGCGGCTGAACTGGCGAAGCTCAAGGCCACGGTTGAAGACCTCAGCGCAAAGCTGATGGAATCCGAACTTGCTCAAGCCTCGGCTGAAAAGCTGGCCATCGAAGCCAAGGCCAAGTGCGACGCACTGGAAGCCCACGCCAAGGGCGGACAGGCTGGCGCGGCGATCAAGGCCGATGCTGGCGAATCGTCCGTCGAAAAAATCCCCCAAGCGACCTTTGACGCAATGACCCCAAGCGAGAAGGCTAAGTTCTTCGCCCGTGGCGGCGTGGTCGCGTAATCAAATCAATCTCATTTTCCCCGTTAGCTCGGGGCAGGAGTCTTCCTCATGGCCAATACCCTCACCGCTCTCGCCCCGCTGTTGTTCAGCGCAGCCCGTAGCGTCCCCCGCGAACTGACCGGCATCATCGGTGCCGTCAATACCAACTACGACGACAAAGGCGTTGCCAAGGGCGACACTGTCACCGCCGCAGTTGCGCCAACTGCCAGACCTTCACCGCTGGCACTGACCGCACGGCCTCGAGCTTCGTCCTCACGCTGAATCAGTCGAAGGTATCATCCTGGAATCTGACCGCAGAACAGGAACGCAGTCTCGGCAACGGCGGCAACGCTGACGACCTGCTCAAGCAGACTGTGCAACAGCATATCCGCGCTCACGTGAACTCGATGGAGTCCTATGTCTGGGGCGTCGCTCGCGCTGCCGCGAGTCGCGCCACTGGCACCGCTGCTACCGATCCATTCGCTACCGACCAGAAGCCTCTTGCTGATGCGTTTAAGATCTTGCTCGACAACGGCGCTGGCAACATGGATCTGTCTGCCGTGATCAGCACGACCGCTGGGGCGAATCTCCGCAAGGTTTCCAACTTGTTCAAGGCGAATGAATCTGGCGACAACATGATTCGCTCGGGAATCTTGGGTAATCTGTATGGCTTCGATATCCGCGAATCAGCCGCCGTCACCACGACCGCCATTGGCACGGGCGCATCATACACCACGACCGCCGCTGGCTTCGCTGTTGGTACGACCAGCATCCCATTGATCACCGGCACCGGCACCGTGCTGGCTGGTGACGTGGTGACCTTCGCTGGCGACACGAACAAGTACATCGTGAAAACTGGTGTCGCTGCACCTGGTACGAT